TAAGACACTTGAGAGGGCGATTAAGACTATGAGCGACACCGAGCTTACATACGCCTCCCGGCAAGGAACTCTCAAGGCAATGGGCGACGAGTACATTTTTATCGCAACGCTCGATAATTTGACTTGTGAGATTTGCGGAGAGTTAGACGGGCAGACATTTAAGACGAGCGAGGCCGTTGTTGGCGTGAACTATCCGCCGATACACCCAAATTGTAGGTGCGTACCCGTGCCAAAGGTGTTAGACGAGTACGACAGGATAGCAAAAGACGAAAAGGGCGTAAACATAACGGTCAAGATGGACTACTCCGAGTGGGTGAAAAAGTATGGTTTTAAGGCGTAATGCCTCAAAATATGTCGTTTAGGTGGACGATAAAACGCCTTACCCTACCATTTCAAGAGGTGCGACCTCGAAAAAAAGCGAAGAAACAGGAGGAAAAAGATTATGAAACGTGATTTTGTTGAAAACTTGCTAAAAGACAAGGTGTCAGAGGGCACAGACCTAAAGCCTATCATTGACAGTATTATGGACGAGAACTCCAAGGATATTGGAAAGGCTAAAGGCGACAACGAGAAGTTATCCGAACAGGTTGAGCACTTGACACAGGAGATTAGCGACAGAGACGCGCAGTTGGCAGAACTCAAAAAGGTAAATGCTGACGAGTTGAAGTCAAAGATCGAGGAGCTTGAGGCAAAAAACAAGGAAAGTGCTACCGAGTACGAGGCAAAGGTAACGGAGTTAAAGCGCGAGAGTGCTATCAAGGAGTCTCTTTACGAGAACGGCGTTACCTCCATAGAACAGGTTATGAGGCAGCTTGACCTTGACGCTATCACATTCAAAGATGGTTCACTTATCGGCTTAAAGGAGCAGATAGAAACATTAAAGGCCGATCCCGTGTTGAAAGGGTGGTTTAGCACCTCGACAAATTTAGAGGGTGCAAAGCCCAAGGATAGCAACACGACGCCCCCGGATGGAGGCAAGGACTTGTCAGAAATGGGGTATGACGAGTTAGTGGAGTACGCCAAGACACACCCCGATTTCGATTTTAGTTAATAGGAGGTAACACAATGGGAAATTTTGACGCAAAAGATTTTAATAGCAATGCGTTTAAGTATCGCGTAGGTCGTATTCCTAACCTCGTAGGCAATGAGATTGTTAAGTCTCGTGCTATTGTTGAGGATAGGGAGCTTACAGATACTATGAAAGCACAGAACGGCGTGTCATACGTATCTATGGCTCTGCGCGGACTGCTTGACGGCGACGCCGTAAACTATGACGGCGCAACCAACATTACGGCTACAAGCACAAAGAGCTTTACACAGTCTTACCAAGTAGTAGGTCGTGCAAAGGCTTGGACAGAAAAGGACTTTGCTTACGACGTAACAGGTGGCGTTGACTTTATGGACAACGTAGCCTCACAGGTGAGCGACTACAAACAGGCTCTTGACGAAAAGACCATCCTTGCAGTCCTCAAGGGAGTATTCTCTATGAGCTCCGGGACAAAGAACCTTGAGTTTGTAGACAAGCACACCACGCAGATTTCCGGCAACGTTGGGGCAACAACCCTCAACTCCGCAGCAAACAAGGCTTGTGGCAAGAATAAGTCACAGATCGCCCTTGTTTTCATTCACCCGGACGTAGCAACCAACCTTGAGAACCTTAACGTTCTTGACTATCTCAAGTACACCGACAAGGACGGTATCACAAGAGACCTCCCTCTCGCTACTTGGAACGGTAAGACCGTAGTTGTTACAGAGGACGTGCCCGTAGAGACCAAGTATGAGCTCACTTCGGACGTCGCAATCGACCCCACAAAGACATACTACACCAAGAGCGGCAACGATTACACCGCAGTTGCAGAGCCCGACGTAGACGATATTGCTACATACTATGAGCAGTACGAGGAGTACACCACATACGCTCTCGGCGTTGGCTCTATCGTTACTGCAAACCCCGGCGCAAAAGTGCCTTACGAAATGAGCCGTGATCCCAAGACAAACGGCGGCGAGGACACTCTGTATATGAGACAGAGAAAGGTATTTGCTCTCAAGGGCATTTCCTACACAAAGTCCTCACAGTCCTCCGAGTCTCCCACAGACGCCGAGCTTGCAACAGGCTCAAATTGGGAGCTCGTACATAGTGGCGAGGCCGTAGCAGCTAACCGCTCCTACATCAACCACAAGGCAATAGCGGCTATCCGCATTATCTCAAGAGGTTAATCAACTATGACGGTAGAAAAGGTTAAGGAATTTTTACAGAGTATCGGCTTTTCCACGTTCACGAGTGAACAGGAAACCATCATTGAGACGGCTTTTGCCTCGGTAAAGCAGCGCATATGTAATATCTGCAACCTTGACACCGTACCGTCCGAACTTGATTACGTGGTGTTGTATCGCACCGTAGGGAGCGCGCTTGCGTCGCTCAATGCTATCGGTGCGATACCATCAACTCTTGATTTTGCCAAGGGCATTAAAGAGACCAAGATAGGCGATACCGACGTTTCCTATATTTCATCAACCGCCCCGGATAAAAGGTTTGAAATGTGGGTTGACGTCCTATCCTCATACGGAGCGAGGGAAATATACTCGTTTAGGCGAATGAGATGGTAGATTTTTCAGAGCATAGGGCGGCGATAGAGGAGCTATACACCGGGGTATGCACTATCACTAACCGAGAGACAACGATAGTGGACGGCATAAGCGAGACCGGAAACGCGGAGATTTGCAAAAATCAACCCTGTCGTTTGAGTTATAAGTCGTTTCCACAGTCGGTTGACGGCGACGAGGAATACAAGTCCTATCAACAGGTCAAATTATTCATAAGCCCGGAGGTAAACATACCGACAGGTTCAAGAATAGAGGTCACACAGGCCGGGAGAACCCAACATTTCGTTGCGAGCGGTATTCCGGCGGTGTACGACACGCACCAAGAGATTTCATTAGAAGTGGACGAAGTATCGTGAATATTGACGTTAAGCCTATTAAAGAGTTTCAAAAGAAATTGACCTCTGCGGAGAAAAGCGTGGATAAGTGTTGTCGGAGCATAGCCAAGGAGTTAGGTTCTGCATATTTGCAGTCGGTTATACCTAAAACGCCCGTATATGCGCCAAAGACAGTAGGCGACCACTATTTCGAGGCATACGACCACGGCAGTAAGCGCAAGTCCGACGCAGCGTTGCGCAAGAAGTGGAGCGAGGACAACCGCAACATTCGAGTCGTAAAGACGGGTGGTGATTACGAGGTCACGATTAGAAATTCGAGTCCGTATGCGTCTTTCGTTGACGAGGGACACACTCAAAGAGTGGGGGAGAAATTTCCTACATATATGGACGGACAACTTATTATGGCAACCCACCGAGTCGCCTTTGTGAACGGAGAGAACTTTACAGGCAAGGCGATAGCGGAGGTAGAACGCAAAGCACGGAGTATCGAGGAAAGAAACGTAAAGGTATGGCTAAAGATTTAATAACCGACTTGGTTAGGTCGCTCGGAAAACAACTTAACACAGAGTTTGGTTGCACGGTCTATATTGATCCGCAAGAGCAAGGCGTAAACGCCCCCTGTTTCTTTGTAGAATTGGTAAGCTCTGATATAAAGCGTCTCATAATGGGGAGGGTGCAGTATTCGACGGTTATCCGTATAAAGTACCTCCCGGAGCACGAGGAATACGCTTTCAAGGAATATTACCCGATACTCGATAGACTGCGTCAGACGGTAGAGCTTGTGACGCTCTCAACAGGCGACATTTTGAGGGGCACGCAAGTACATACCGACCACACTAAAAGCTCTTTAATGTGCACACCACATTACAACTTCGTTGTCCAAGAGATAGGCGACGGAGAAACAATGGACACAATGGAGGTAAACAATGGCACAGAATAAGTCAAAAGAGACTAATACCGAAAAGGTAAGTGCGCCCGCCACCCCCGTTTCGACATACACTATCGACGAGATAGCAAGGTCGAAGAAGTTTCGCAAGGATATAGACATTGTCCGTGCGGTGCTCGACGACAAGAAACGTTATTCCGTCGCAGAGGTTGAAAAGGCGGTAGCAAGTTTCAAAGCAACAGTAGTAAAGGAGGTTTAGCAATGGGTTTTGGAGGCGGAACTTGGCTCACACAGAATAAAGTGTTGCCCGGTACTTACATCAATTATATCTCTGCCACAAAGTACGCTACGGCGTTATCTGACAGGGGCGTAATTGCTTTCCCCACAGTATTAAGTTGGGGCAAAACAGGTATCATCACAATTAAAAACTCCGATTTTCAGAGCAAGGCAAAGGCTATCTTTGGTTTCTCTTACGATAGCGCAGAGCTTTCTGATTTCCGCGAGCTTTTCTGCAATGCCGTAAAGGTTATTGCATACAATATGAATAGCGGCGATAAGGCGGCTAATACTTTTGCAGAGGCAAAGTACCCCGGAACAAGGGGCAACGACCTCAAGATAGTTATTGCCAAGAATATCGACGACGAGGACTTGTGGGACGTTTCCACATACCTTGACAACGAGAGGATTGAGACGCAGACAGTCGCAGACTCAAGCTCACTCGTAGCTAATGACTACGTGACTTTCAAAGAGGCCACGCTTGTTGCCACCGCCGGGAGTGCTCTTTCGGGAGGAACAAACGGTACACAGACAGGTGACAACCACTCAACGGCTCTTACTGCGTTAGGCGCATACACCTTTAACGCTCTTGCTTGCACATCATCAACCGCGGCCATCATTTCTCTTTATATTGCGTTTACAAGACGTATGAGAGAGGAAGTCGGCGTGAAGTTTCAGACGGTTGTGCTCAATACGGCAGCAGACTATGAGGGCATTGTGTCCGTTAAGCACGCAAACGAGATACCTTGGGTTACAGGGGCTATCGGAAGCGTAGCTATCAACAAGTCTCTGTCTTGCTCGAAGTACACGGGTGAGCGTGAGATAACCGTTGAGGACGATCCCACAGAGTCAGTACAGGGTGGTTACTTTGTATTCACAAAGGACGAGAACGACGACGTATGCGTTGTCGAAGATTTCAACACCCTTGTTACTGCGACCGAGGAGAAAAACCCGGCTGATTTCAGAGAGAACCAAGTTATCCGCGTTATCGACCAAGACGCTATCGAGACCGCAAAGGTCTTTGCGACAACCTTTAGGGGTAAGGTCGTAAACGACGCTGACGGACGTGTATCTCTCAAGTCCGCGCTCTGCAATATCTCCGAGACAATGCAGAACATCCACGCTATCGAGAACTTTAGCAGAGACGACGTGACAGTAGAGCCCGGAGAGACAAAGAGAGCAGTCCTTGTAACAAAGGGTATCACTCCCGTTGTTGCTATGAAGCAGCTCTACGTTGCAACCTATGTATCATAAGGAGGGATAAGCAATGGCAAACGTTGGAATTATGAACGCGGCTGATACCGTCTATGGTAGTGCGGCGAGCGTATATGTAACGATTAGCGGTATTCGTTACAATTTCGCACACGTTATTTCCCTTGAAGCGTCTGCGAAAAAGACAAAGACCAAAGTACCCATCTTGGGTTCAACCGCCAAGGGAAACAAGGCGACAGGTGTTGAGTACACAGGCAAAATGACTATGCACTACAACAACTCCATCTTGAGACAGGTTATGTATGAGTTTACGCACGGTGGCGCGGACGTTTATTTCGACATACAGGTTGTAAATAACGATCCCACTTCCGCAGCCGGACGTCAGACAACGACCTTGAAGAATTGCAATCTTGACGAGGTTATTATCGCAAAGGTTGACGCTGATACGGACGACGTATTAGAGGAGGACTGCGATTTCACATTCGAGGATTGGAATTTGGACGAGAGGTTTACGAACCTTGCCGTTTTAGAGGCGGCGTAATATACAGGGAGCGGATAGCAACCGCGTTGCGAAAGGGGATAGTCCTTGCCCTTTCCGCTCCCTATGTTTAAGGACAGTATTTACGGAAAGGACGGTAAATATATTATGGCAAATGAATTAGAATTATTTTTCGCAGATAATGTGCAAGACGAGGAGACGGTTGACTTTGTGGTTTCCGAGAGGTTTAAGGACAAGAGCGGAAAGCCGATCCCTTGGAGACTTAAACCTATTGACGCTCTGACAAACAAGAGCCTCAAGAAACAGGCGACCGTCAAGACAAAAGTGCCCGGGCGCAAGGGGCAGTATCAGAGCGACTTTGACGTTGCGAAGTATCAGTTTTTACTTGCGGCAGCAGTCGTCGAATACCCCCGCTTGAACGACGCGGCTCTTATGGCGTCTTGGAGTGAAAAGGCCGGGTTTGACATAATGACACCCGAGGACTTGTTAGGCGTAATGCTTAACTCCGGGGAGTTTGAAAACCTGTCGCTCAAAGCACAGGATATTTGCGGGTTTGCAGATATAAATGACGAGGTGGACGAAGCAAAAAACTGATAAACGGTACGTCCGAGGGAACTATTTTACATTATTGCATACAAGAATTACATTGGTCTCCGAGAACGTACCTCGAATTATCCGATAAAGAAAAAGCGTTTGTCGTCGCCTCGATTGACATAAGGGCAGAAAAAGAGAAAAAAGATCGTGATAAACTCAAACGAAAATAGAGGATAACAAATATGTCTGACGTAAAAACAAGTTTTATTGTAAAAGACAGAGCGTCCGATACAATACGAAAAATCAATAAGAGATTTGCCGAAACGGTTTATACGTTAGATCGTTGCAATAAGGCGTTGGGGCAGCTTAACGGCTCTCTAAACGCCTCTTACGGCGCGGAGATAGAGCGGTTTTCCAACTCTGCCGCAGATAGCGCGAACCAACTCGAAAGAGGCGCAAAAGGCGCAGACAACTTAAAAAAGAAAATGGGCGAGGCTGAAAGGTCTGCGCAGAATTTCCTGTCAACACTTACAGGAATTGCGGCGACAATCGTTTCTATACAAGGGCTCAAACAGTTGGTAAATACAACAGACGAAATGGCGTTAGCACAGGCACGCTTGCAGAATATCGCAGACGATAGCGCAAGCGGTGTTTCTGACGCCATTTTTGTTAGCTCTCAAAGGGCGAGGTCGAACTATCTCGACACGGCAAAACAGGTGTCGAAGCTAATGACAAATGCCCGAAACGCCTTTAAGGATAGCGACGAAGCGATAGCGTTTGTTGAAACTTTTAATAAGATGGGAGCTCTTGGCGGCGCGTCTGTTTATGAGAGCTCACAGGCAATGTATCAGTTGACACAGTCAATGGCAAAAGGTCGGTTAGACGGCGACGAGCTGCGCTCTGTAATGGAGGGTATGCCGCTTGTTGCAAAGGCTATCGCAGACTATCTCGGCACAGACGTTGGAACAATGAAAGAAATGGCGAGACAGGGCGAGGTAACGGCTCAAGTCGTAAAGGAGGCATTACAGAATGTTTCCTCCGGGATCGACGAAGATTTTGCCAATTTGCCTATGACTTTCGCCCAAGGATGGACGAAGTTTTCAAATACGGTTGTCCGCGCGCTTAACCCGTTGCAACAGGCTTTTTCGCGGCTATGGAACTCCGAGGGTATGCAGAGCTTCGCGGAGAGCGCCTTATATGTGCTTGGCGTGATTATAAACCTATTGGCGTTGGTGGTAAACGGCGTTTCCGCCGTAATGGACTTTTTAGCCCCGGCGGCAGACATATTAGGTATAGTGGCGGTTGCGGTTTTGGCGGTGGCTGCGGCGTGGGGCATATACACCGTGGTTACGAAAGCGGCGGCGATAGCACAGGGCATATTCAACGCGGTTTTGATGGCCAACCCTATTATGATGGTGATAACCGCAATAATCTTGCTGATAGCCGCGATATTTGCCATTGCACAGGCGGTGGCAAACGTCACAGGGTTGACGGAAAGCGCTTTAGGTCTTATAGCGGCGATAGTGCTATCTGTCGGAGCATACATTGTAAACTTTGTCGTGCTCGTGGTGTCGGAGATATTTGACGTAGTTTTCGGTGTGATAAACGCCCTGTTAAACGTCTTTGCAACGTTCGCAAACTTTGTGGGGAACGTCTTTAATGATCCTGTCGCGGCGGTTATACACTTGTTTGAGGGCTTGGGACAGACCGTCCTCAAAATATTGGGCGGTATTGCGTCCGCTCTCGATAAAATCTTTGGAAGCAACCTGTCAAGCGCGGTACAGGGATGGTCGGATAGTCTGTCTGTCAAGGCAACGCAGTTGGCAGCAGAGTACGGAAACGGCACATACACCGAGCAGATAAACTTCGACGACGTAGCCAACCCGCTTGCGAATTGGCAAGGCATTGACTATGGCGAGGCTTGGAGAACCGGGGCAGAGTGGGGCGACGGAGTTTCCTCAAAGATTAAGTCGGCCTTAACGGGCGGCGCGCTCAATCCGCAGAATTACGATTTAGGGCTTGAGAACGTGGCGGCCAACGTGGACGACATAGCCGGAGACACGGGCTCTATGAAGAACGCCTTGGATATATCCGAGGAAAATCTCGAATATCTCCGAGATATAGCCGAGAGAGACGCTATCAACAAGTTTACTACCGCCTCCGTGAGAGTAGAAATGGTGAACAACAACAATGTGGCGTCCGACGCAGACCTTGACGGTATCATAGATGGCTTGGCAACGCGCACAGAGGACGCTTTAATGAGAATAGCAGAGGGCGTATAAATGACACAGTATGATTTTTATTTCGGGAAAACAAGACTACCTGTTACGCCGGGAAAATTGGACATATCTATAAAAGATAAAAACGAAACGGTTGTGTTGGCGAGTGAGGGCGAGGTGTCTATCCCCAAAAAGCCCGGCCTCACAACCTACGAATTTAAGTTTTTACTGCCGACGAACCCGTACCCATTCGCCCGATATATGAACGGCAATGGCTTTGAAAACCCGGAGACATACCTAACCAAACTCGAAAAATACAAAAAGAAGAAAAAGCACTTTGAGTTTAGCGTGTCTTTTAGAAACTCCGAGGGTGTAAAGCCCGTTTTGTCACAGGTGGTCGAGATTTTAGACTATAAGATAGTCCACGACGCCGAGGATAACAACGACGTGACGGTACAGATAAAACTACGTCAGTATCGAAGTTATAAAACACAGGTTGTTAAGGTTAAGAAAGACAAAAAGACGGGCAAAGCCACGGCAAAGAAACCTAAAACAAACAACCGCCCGAGCGGGGTTAATCAACCAAAGACCAACACGACATACACGGTTGTTGCTAATGACACCTTGTATGGCATAGCCAAGAAGTATTACGGCGACGGCGAGCGATATGTGGATATATTCAATGCCAACAAGGATAAGGTTAGAAACCCGTCGTTGATATACCCGGGACAGGTGCTTGTTATCCCATAGGAGAAAGATATGGCTACGGCGATTATCAAAATAACAGACGGAAAGAAAGTTTACACTCCCATAGTTACGGAAACAATACAAGTCACGTCGGATAGAAAGGGAAGTCCCACAAAGCTATCGTTTAAGGTTATCAGAGACAAAAAGTTAAAGATCGACGAGGGCAACGTGGTATATCTCAATTATGGAAAGCGAAAGATTTTCAAAGGGTATGTATTTGAGATTTCCAACAAGTCCGACAAGATACTAAACGTCGTTGCATACGACCAACTCCGCTACTTTAAGAACAAAGACACGTACATTTACAAAAGCAAAAAAGCCTCTGACGTAATAAAAGCTATGGCGAGTCGGTTTGGGCTAAAGACCGGGGATATAGCGGAGACCTCTTATGTTATCCCGAGCAGAAACGAGGATAATTCCTCAATATTCGACATAGTGCAGAACGCTTTAGACGCGGAGCTTATGAATAAGGGGTATTTGTATGTATTGTATGACGAATACGGAAAACTCCGACTCCGTAGATTTGACAAGTGGGTAGTGCCTATCGAGATAGACGTCAACACCATACAGGACTACTCGTACAAAAGCTCGATTGATAGCGATACCTACAACCAAGTAAAGCTTGCATACGATAACTCGGAGACGGGCAAAAGAGACGAGTATGTGGTTAAAGATAGTGCTACTCAACAAAAATGGGGTGTCTTACAATACTACGACAAGCTCCAAGAGGGAGAAAACGGCAAGGCAAAAGCCGAGGCGTTGCTTAAATACTATAATGCGGAGACAAAGTCCCTGTCTATTACAGGCGCAGCGGGCGACGGACGAGTAAGAGCCGGGTGTTGCGTATATGTCGTTTTGAGCACGGGTGACATAAAGATAGGCAAGAAGAATAAACCGCAGAGAATGTTAGTCGAAAAAGCCACTCTAAAGTTTAAGGAGAGCGAGTTTACAATGGACTTAACTCTTTTGGGCGGGGAGATAAACAATGCGAAATGAGGATGATTTATTAAGGGTTATAAAGAAAGCGGCTATGGAGGCAGTAAAAGCCTCAATGCCGACTGCCGTAGTTTACGGCAAGGTCACAAAGACAGAACCCCTAACGGTGCGGTTGGACGCAAAGAGAGTATATGATGATGATTTTCTCGTTTTGACAAAGGCCGCCTCTGACGCAAGTTTGTCTGTCGGAGATAAAGTGGCAATGATCCGCGAGGACGGAGGACAAAGGTTTCTGATATTAGATAAGGTGGTGTGATATGTTACCAACAGTTGATGAAGATTTCGACGAAATAGAGGAAGTTGAATACCAAAACAAAACCTACGCCTTGCGGGTTGACGAGGACAGGATAGGCGGTTATTTAGATGGCGTAGAGGCCGTCAGACAGGCCGTTTACCACGCCTTAAACACGGAGCGGTACGTGCATAGCATATATGACTTTGACTACGGTATCGAGACGAGAGACCTGTTAGGACAGGACGCCGGGTACGTCGTACCGACACTTGAGAGACGAATTGTAGAATGTCTGTCGGAGGACGAACGTATAGAGGAGATAAACGGCTTTGAGGCAGAGGTGAGAAAGAGCAAAATAACCTTTTCCTTTAACGTCGTGTCAATTTATGGAGATTTTGAATACGAGGGCGAGGTGGAAGAATGACAAATTACGTTGCGGAAGATTACGAAACTATACGGGATCGTATGCTTGAGAATGTAGACGATAGTTTTGACAAGCGGCAAGGGGCTATTATCTATGACGCTTTAGCTCCCACCGCTCTTGAAATATCCTACATTCAGAAAGACTTGGAAAACGCAGACTTGGAGAATGACGTAGATACTGCGTCTCGGGAGGCAGTTATAGCGGCGTGCGCAATGAGGAGTATTACCCCGGACGCGGCTACGGCGTCAGTATTGGAGGCACATTTTACCCCGGTTATGTTAGACGTGCCGATAGGTTCACGGTTTAACTCCCCCGTGGCTAACTATTACGTGAGCCAAAAGGTCTCAAACGGTGTTTATCAAGTGACTTGTGAGACGCCCGGCACAGTCGGAAACGACTACACGGGAACT